CATGGCGGGGAGGATGTCAAAATCAAATTCTAGCCATTCAATATCGATAAGCATCAAGGGAATTTGAATTAAGATAAGTTCACAGGGGGATTGTGGCGGGTATTAATATATTGCGATTCATCCTCTGTAATTTCCTTTGTTGACAATCAACCAAGAAAGCCTCATTATTCATTTTCTTTTTTCTGATGAGAGACGCGAAGCATTAAGCATTAGGGCAAAGGCATTGTTTAGCAAAGAAAACTCCCCAGAAACGATTTAAAGAGGTTTAAATGGCAGTGAAAGGCCGTGTCCCACACAATAAAACCAATGCAATGCTAAAAAGCTTAGAAGTCAATCGAGAAACAAAGAAAGCTAGCGAAATGGCAAAGAAAAGAAAGGTTAAGATGCATGGGTCAATTGGGGAGCTGATGAAAGATCGTTAGAAAACCAGCCCATGCTTGCTGAGTATTCGAAGCAGAGGAGCTGGCCGTGTTAGAGATATTGTGGCTATTTCACCGGGTCGGGCAAATCCGCATCGATTTTCTTAGCGTAGTCGATTAAATCCTTGATTGCTTGCTGGTCAAAGGGGGTTTTACGGGTGCATTCCAGCCCTTTATCATAAGTTTTTCCCGTCCACGTGATTTCATAAATATAACCGGATTGCTCATCTCCCTGCCCGCTTTTTGTGGTGGGCTTATTATTTATTTCATAAGTTGTAAAGTTTGGATCATATTTGATTATTAAATACATTCGCGCCGTTGTCGGATTAGACCCGATTTTCTCAACTGAATGCCTGCATGTTCCAAAAGTATCATGCAAAAAATACCCAGTTACGCCAGTCCATAGATGATTCTTACTCTGATACTTGTCCGGTGTTTCTGTTCCTGATGGAACATATCCTAATATGTGGTCTTGAGGAACCGATGAAAGCCCAGCATAGGTAAAATTTAAAGGAAATCCTTTGGTACTGGCCCGCAGCATTTCGTAGTATGGGTCGTCAGCGGTCTCAATTAGTCCCTTATATCTTCTTTGTTCAACTTCTTTCAAACCGACGGCAGCTTCCGAGTATTCCTTATAATATCCATAAGCGTCAATTTGACGGCGTCTTTCTTTAAAATTTTCTTTCTGCTCATCATTATAACCTTGAAATCTTTTTTCTTCTGCCTCCTTTTCTGACATTATTACGTAACTAGGAGGGGTTGCTGATTCTTCAGTATTTATTAGATCGCTAGCAAATAAATTTGTTGCAAATAACATCGTAGAAATTATAATAGCTTTTTTCATTTAAATATCCTTTTGTATAAACTTACCAATTCCACCAGCCATCATATATGTTGCAGCCTTCCGCGCGTGTAATGTACGTTTTGATTTTTTTTGTATCCTGATCTGTTATATCATGAACACCATCCACAACCCATCCAGAAACGCTCTCGCCATAGTGTACGGCGGCTGAACGTCTCCCGACTTCCGATTTTGTGAGTATTTCATGTGACTTTTTACCATCTCTCGTCCAATGCGTACTTTTAGTTTGAAAAAGCCGGGGCTTTGTCCAATCCCATGATATTGATTCGTTATTAACACAGTTTGCTCGACTATGAATGCTAAGACCATTTACTGCTGCGTGGGATAGATTAGCGGCTAGTAGTAGCGACATAACGATTATGTGCCTTTTCATTTTACCTCCTTGGTTAAGATATTTTATTAAAAAATCGCGTTAATAAAGAAAAGATAAATTATCTTTAATTGCAAATTAATATTGTTGCCAATAATCCGCCCAATATATTCCTGTCAATGCCCAGACTTTCTAAAAAGACTGAGCAACCGTACCAGATGGGGAGAAAAAAAATCCAAAGTATTAATTTCATCAATTCATCATCCACAAACAAGACATAAACATCATTGCAGACAACCCAGCTGTAATGATTATGTAGTTGTACATCACTCGAATCTCACGATTTAGCTTAAGAATCTCATTGTTCAACTCTTTATATCTAACAGCTGATTCGGTGTCGATTTGAATAGTAACTAAGTCAAAGCCATTGATTCTATTTTCCAATACTTCAAGACGTTTCTTGTAAAAGTTTCCAGCGTCTGTCATTAAGATGTTTTTGTTGCTCATTGTAAAAACTCCTTTGCTGTGTGTAACAACATTGATAAAGCTAGAATAGCTCCTAGAATGTTGATTCTGAATATTTGCTTTTCAATTCTGGCAATGCGTTCGTTTTGTAACATTTTGACTATATTCTTATCTATTTGATGAATGTTTGACTCATAATCTTTCATAATTCTAACTTCTCGCTGTTAATCCAATTTCTAATGCAAGTAATCCCGCAAAAATGTTTAGAACCGTATAATTCCCTTGGTAAATTCATCGCAAACACTGCCCCGCCTTTATTTCTCATTGGAACATCAGATAATTGCAAATAATATTCTGATGAATAAGAAGTAAACATTAGTTCTTTTTTGCAAGAGTCACATTTTCTTTCGATTGTCTCGCTCATTGCAGCTCCTCCTCAATCACATACTGCTGATATTCCGCGTCTTGTCTGTCGCCCTCGTCTTGTTCGGGTGCATGGTAATCATGCCAAGCATCCCATCGGATGTTGTCGTCTGCGTTGCGTACGTCGTCAATGTCTCTCATTTAATATCTAACCTCGTTTCCCAATATTTACCCAAAAATTTATAGCATTCTTCAGCCTCTTCTAAAGTCATGATTCTTGGCCCCTGGATAGTTAACGGATCCAATGAAGTTATAACTTTATTGAATATGTCTATATCTCCAGTTTCCTCATTATATCTCTGCCATTCTTCCCACTCAGTCAATGGCTTGCCAGCGTTATGCCAGCAATTATTTGAGATAACCTCGCATTTTTTCCAAGTTTTTACATGTTCCTTCAGCTCTTCGGGAGAATATTTTTTTTCTTCAACGTATGGTTCGGTCATTTTTTAATCCTATTAGCCCCCTTTCGAGGGCGGTGTGTTTATGCCCTATTCCTTTTAGCTTGAATGGCTGCCAAATATCCATCGCGATAGGATTGAATAAGATCTTGATATTTTTCTGGCATTAAAATAATCATCTTCAATTTCCAGCTTAATATACAAATCACTTTGTTCTGCTTTAGAAAGTTAATAAAATCTTCGTCTTCTAATGGGCTGCACATGTAGCCATTGTTGCATTTGTCGATCCCAAATTTTCCAGCTTCCCAGTATATATTTAACATTTCATATCTTCCCGTTGTGTGATTTGGTTATCGTATCTTGACGTATATATCAGCGCCATAATAACCGCCAAACTCATTTACAAAGTTTTTAATCTTGCGTGCTGCACGATTCCAGTCGGCCTGCGAATAGTCGCCGCCGACAACATGCATAGCTAGCGTGTCATATATAGCCACATTTTCGGGTGAATTTGCATGTATGCAAAAATCGTAAGGGATTTTATGGCCGTTGATGTCATGGCTAGCAGTTGATAGCTTGATGCGGCCAGTTAGCGTTTTATATTGTCTCATTTTATATCTTCCCGTTGTTGCGTTGATGTGCTGGACTATCTGTGATATTCGTTTATTAATTTTCCGTCTTTGTCGTAGACGCCAATTTTTTGAATGCCGTTTTTGAGAGTGTGCAGGACTCTTTCCGTGTGATGATAACGTCTTGCTATCTGTTTCATGCCAGCCTCGATCGCGCCAGCGGTATTAGCAGAAGTGGAAAGGGTCATTATTTCTCTTTCGTATTTTGTCATTTCATTTAGTCCTGTTGTTGCGTTGATTATTTATACAAAGACACTATTGATCCAGTTACCGAGTCATGATGAGATATAATCGTATATCCACACTCTTTGATATCTTCTTCGCGGCTATTGATAAGCAATGACTTGTAATCTGGGTAATCTTTTAAATGAGGCTCAATCTTTGAGCGCTTGTAATATTGATTTACAAATTCTGTAACCGTTTCGACATCTGTTACTTGATACTGTTTAAACATTTTTAATTCCTGTTATTGCGTTGATGTAGTCATTATACATGATGAAAAGTAAAAAACAATAGTAAATGTGAATTATTTTAATTTTATTCGCAGTGAATTTGTACTGTTGTAATGGTGTAATGGTACAGCATAATGAGTTAGGTGGTGTGCTAGGGAAATGACATTGAGTGTTTTTCGTTTAACATAATAAACATTATGCGCACCGAGTTGCTTACCTGAAGATTATTGGATACTCTCTCGCTATGAAAACATTCAAGCAATTATGTGACGAACTAACTACAAATTACTGCACAACTTGCAAATCAAAAGTAGAGTCATGCAAGAACAAAGACGGCACAAGTGAGTGTGCGGACTGCATAATCAAAAATTGTAATGAGATGATCGTGAATTATTATTCTCGGCGCGATTGGCGACATTATTAAGCTTTGATATACTGCGCGAGTCTAGTCACAAAACGAAGACAATGAGGGGCGTTATACAATCCAGCGCCCCTTTTTATCTATCTCCCCACCGCTTTTAATCCTTCGCTAATATGCTAGAATCAACTCATACCATAATGGGATTATTCACATATGCTCGAAAGAGACGACACTATCGCTGACGGACGACCCGAATGCGCACGACCTGGCCGCACTGACATTCGCTTGCGCGCCGATGGCAAGCCTTTTATAAGCTCAATGTTATATAAGCCCAACTATTGCGAAGAGCTTGTAGAGCTAATGGGCTCAGGAATGACGCTCATACAAGTTGCCGCGCATTTCAAAGCATCATCAAGAACGTTTTACAACTGGGCTGCCCAATTCCCTGAATTCGGCGAAGCAATGGAGCAGGGCTTTGCATTGCGGGAAGCATATCTTGATAGACTCGCTTATAATCATCTCGAAGAAGACTTCGACACAAAGCTTTTCATCTACATGAAGAAAGCAGAGTTTAAGCGTTACGACACTCAGCAGGCCAATATTAACTTTAACGTTAACCAGCCTGCTGAAGGCGAGAAAGAAGTTAAAGAACTTATAGACAAGTACATTGATACAAAGCATAAAGAGACTATATGAGTGATGCAAAATTACTGCTAGACACAGCAATCATACTTCGCGAGCTTGAAATCACCATTTCAAAAGCCAAGCAGCTGCATAGTGAATATATCGACGCCTATTCAAAGTCTGGAATACTTACACTCCATGATATGCGAGCACTTAATCTAATTAACATCGAGAGCACTTATGAACATTATTGAAAAACTTTTTAGCACAATCAAACCCTCAGGCATTGATGCTGCGCTTAATGACATGCTCAAGGCAATCGCTGCGCATCATGATGCAATCATCGCGCACATTAACAGCCTGCCAGACTCAATCAAAGGCGAGCTAATCAAAGAGATTGCAACCATGGCAGTAAACGATATTGCTGAGCATGAGGGCCTTATGGGCTCATCTAATGTGTCTGCAACTGTGGTGGCATCACCCGAGGTGACATCATGAGCATATTCGATAAAGTGCTTAAAGATGCAATGAATCTGATGAAGAAACATGAGAAAGAAACACAAGCAATTATCCTGGCGCTTGCCTTGGCTGCTGCTAGTGCTGGCGTGGCTATTGCTGAATCTGAAGAGGTGAAAGAAAATGCCGCTGGTTAAATCATCAAGCAAGAAAGCACGAGAAAAGAACATCGAGACGGAAATTAAAGCCGGAAAAAAGCCCTCTCAAGCTGTAGCGATTGGCTACTCTATACAAGATAGGGCTAAATCTAAAACCAAATCTAAACCGAAAGGAAAATCGAAATGATGAACGAAATGCGCGAAATGAAAGAGAATGAAATGAAATACGAGTCTGAAGAACGTAAATCAAAGAAGCGTGATGAAAAGATGCCAGCAAAGTCTAGCATGAAAAAAGACGGCGGACTCAAAGCAGTCACTCTTGAAGGCTCAGGCCGTGCTTGCTACCCCAAGCTTAAGAAGATGAATAACAAGCCTTACTGATGACAATACAAGACCACGGACACTTAACCGTCCCGACTCTTGCAGAATATGACTACACGAGCGCAGACCTGAAGGGTTCCTTCTTGCTTTTCGTTCGTGTTTTCTATGAACTCAAGAACGGGCGACCCTTCAGTATTTCTTGCCCACCCGGCAAGGAGCCGCACGTTATTACAATGGCGCGTGAACTAAAGGCTGTCTTCAATATGGAGACAACGCGATTGGTAATCAATGTTCCGCCTGGTTATGGTAAATCAACGTTGCTAGTCTACTGGGTGGCCTGGTGTTATGCTAATTATCCTGATTGCAATTTTCTCTATATTTCTGTTGGGTACGACTTGGCCGTAAAGCACACATCCACGATTAAAGAAATCATGGAAATGAGCGAGTATAAGCGCTTGTTCAATGTGCATCTCAGACAAGACAGCAAGAGCAAGGGAAACTTCAAAACTGAGGCTGGTGGCATCTGTACGGCCTTTGGTGCTGAAATGACCATCGTGGGTGCCGATGCGGGATTGCCCAATTGCGACCGCTTTTCCGGTTGCGTCCTGATGGATGACATGCACAAGTACACTGATACATTCTCAGAGCTATTGCGTAACAAGGTGATTGATAACTACAAGGGCACGATCACAATGCGCCCTCGCTCGCACAATGTGGCGCGTATATTCATCGGTCAGCGTCTCCATGAGGATGACTTACCGGCTTTCTTTCTTGATGGCAAAGAGGGCTACGAGTGGAAAAAAGTCATCTTAACAGCACTGGATGAGCACGATAACGCACTGTACCCCGAGGAGCACCCCAGGTCCGAATTGCTGATAATGCGCGACAAAGACCCATACAACTTCTGGGCGCAACAGATGCAGCAACCCCAACCCCCTGGGGGCGGCATATTTCAGCGCGATTGGTTCCATTTGACGGACATTGACCCTCCTATTCTGTCTACATTCTTGACAATTGACAGCGCAGAAACTGATAAGACCTGGAACGACGCGACCGCCATGTCATTCTGGGGCATATATAAGATAGAGCATCGAGGCATTGACTTTGGTGTCTATGGCCTGCATTGGCTGGGTTGTCGAGAAGTTCGCATCGAGCCTAAAGACCTAGAGGCTGAGTTCTATGACTTCTACCAAGAATGTATGCGCTATCCCATTAGACCTGATTGGGTCTTGATTGAAAAGAAATCAACAGGCGTCACGTTGACCTCGATACTTAAGACAGTGCCCGGGCTTCGTATAATGGACGTTGAGCGTAACGCTGGCGGAGGCAATAAGACAGCCCGCTTCTTTGAATGCCAAAAGTTTGTGGCATCCAAGCAGATATCAATACCACGTACTGGCAAACATACTGAGCGATGTTTGGAGCATATGCGCAAAATCACAGGCAACCAATCACACGCCCATGATGATATAGCTGACTCACTTGAAATGGCCTGCCGAGCCACCCTCATTGATGGAACTATCTTACCTCATGAAGACAAACAGTCTGAAGTCTTAAAAGCCTTTGTAGGCTCAGCAAACAGACTAGACGCACTTAGACAACAAAACCTTAATTCGATGCACTTATAAGCAGGTAACCCATGGACGATATACAAAAAGGTATACAGCTCAAAAGAATCAAAAAGAATATTGAGAATAGTTACCAGGGCTTCAAAGGTAACTATGAGCGATACACTCGCTTCCGTAATTTCATCTTTGTCACAACCATGGGCGACTCAGGCAAGAACGTCAACAATGAACTGTTAAGAAACAGTTTAGAGTTCAATATTCTTGAAGCTTACTTATCTAGGCTCATCGGCGAGTTTGCTAAGCACGAGCCGTCTATCGAAATCCACACATCTGATGACTATATGCCGGGGGATATGCAGCAAAAGAAACTGCAAGCTGAGCAAATACGTGTGCTTGAGGGCTTCATGCGCTATACCCTGCAAGAGTCTAACAAGCGCGGAATGGAGAAGGAAGTCTATCGAGACAGTCTATCAGGTGGTTATAGCTCGGTTAAAATCTTTACTGATTATGTGGATTCCAAGTCATTCTTACAGCATATCAAGATGCAGCGCACATATGATCAAACGCTGGTTGGCTTTGATTCCTTGGCCGCTGCCCCGGACAAATCAGATGGTGACTATTGTTTTGAGATTGTCCCCATGCGCAAAGAAGACTTTGAGCGTGAGTTCCCCGAGGTCGATATCTCTAAGTATAAGTTTCAGGATAAATTCATCACTTCCAGTTCCGGTATGGGTTCTTTTGGCCCGTTTAACTGGTCATTCAAAGTAGGCCAAGACCATATCATCATGGTGGCTGATTACTATGAGAAGGTTAAGAAGAAGGTCAAATTACATCGACTATCGAACGATGAAAACATGACCGACAAAGAATATAAGAATTTTGTCAAAGCATGGGAAGAAGCCGGAATATTGGCTCAAGTGCCAATGATAGTTGATACCCGTGAAACTGAAATCACCACGATTAAACGCTTCCAAATGGTGCGCAATGACATTTTGAACGAAGAAGACACAGATTATCCATGTTTGCCCATCAAGTTCTTTGATGGTAACTCAGTAGTATCCAAAGACGATACAACAGGCTCAAGCTATCAAATGACCAAGCCTATCTTTTATAATGCTGAAGGTGCTCAGCGGATGAAGAACTTTGCGGGTCAAGTATTGGTCAATGAGATTGAAAACATGCGCCCCGCGCAAATCATTGCCTCCTTGGAAAGTATCCCGCCTCAATATTTAGATTTGTATCGTAAGCCACAAAACACAACAACCCTTATTTATAATGCTTTCCACAATGGCAACCCTAATGTGCCCTTGCAGCCTCCCATAATTGCGCCTAGGCAAGGTTTGCCACAAGACGTGATGGAAGCTTTTATGGCTGCTGATACGGTCATCCAAAACGCTTTGGGTAACTTTGACACCAGCATGACTCAACTCACATCAGCCGAAATGTCAGGTAAGGCTGTGCAGGAAATCACAACGCTGAGTAACGCATCAGCAATGCCCTATATGAATAACTATCTTTTGGGTTTAGAATCATGCGCGCAGATGGTTATAGACATGATGCCAATGTACTACAAGACTCCGCGTTCTATACCTGTGATATCGCCAGAAGGTAAACGCTCATATGAGATGATTAACCAACCTGGCGGGGTGATGATAGATTTTGAGCCTGGTGCCTTTAAAATCAAAATATCTGCTGGTGTCAGCTTTGGTCTACAACAGTCTCGCGCACTTCAGCAAGTTATTGCACTCAGTAATGCCATACCTAGCCTTGGTCAATTTATCAATGATGCATGTGGTGACTTGGTTCTCGACAATGTAGAAATGCGCAATGCTGAAACTATGAAAGTACGCTGGGAAGAATATAGCCAGCAACAAGCTGAAATGAAGCAAAAAGCGATGGAAATGCAATCACAACAGCCTAAGATAGACCAACAAATGGTTCAAATCGCTGCTCAGCAAGTCCAGTCAGAAAATCAAGTCGGAATGGCCAAGGTTCAGCAAGCTGCGCGCTCGGAAGAGATGAAATCAGCGGCTAAGATGGCTGAACTTGAGATGGATAACAAGAAGCTACAAGTCGAAATTGCTAAGATTTTGGCAGAATTGTCTATTGCGGAAACAAAAGTGGGCATTGAGCAGCAGAAAGCCGATGATGAGCGCATCAATAAGGTTATAGACGCTGCAATCAAAGAGAGTGAACATAAGCATGGCTTGGCTGGTAAACAGGCTGACAGGGCCTTAGCTGCTTTGGCTGCTGATAGAGAGCACGAACGCGCAGAATCAGAGGCAGACAGGGCTATGGAGAAAATAGTGAAAGGTGAAAAATGAGTTTGGTTGACGAAAGAAACGAATGGTTTAGGCTTTATTCAGAAACAAGCGCTAGACCGTTCTATTTAATTCAGTATGAAACCAATCGAAACAGTGAGCTGTGGCGCGCGGCAAGAGAACATGAAAAGCTATGTGAGTATGCCAAGGCATAGGAAGGAAAGCTAAGGGCTATCCATGACATTTTGTGAGCTTCTTATGATTTTGGGAGCAATTTTACTGCCTGTTCTAGTGGGGTGGGCTGTTGTTTGGTTGATTCGTTCTTTAATAAAGTTTGGTTGAAATCAAAACTTGCTTTGTCGTTCCATCCATCGCCCAAATCAACAGATATCCGGCGACCAATGAAAGCCTGGGGCTTTGTTTTCATGCATAGATGTCCAATCTCAGCCCAGAAGTTGTCTGGGCGTTCTTTGGTAGGCTTTACTGGGCCAATGGCTGACTTAAGAGTGTCTAAAAACTTCATTCTTCTTCGTGATTTGCCATGTAATCGCTAAATTCTTCAACAACTGAAGTTAATGCAGTTGCTGCAACTGCACCTCCAATCGCTCCGCCAATGATATTGGTAAAATCAACTTTTTGTTGGTCTGAAAACAGTTTTGGCTCTTGGTCATCCATATTGGTAGGCTTGACTTTCATTCCCTCGCAAATCAAATCAATTGCTTTTTCTCTGTCTGCCTCTGCAATGTTAGAGAAAATGCAATAACGAAGATAGTTAGCTGCTGCTGTTACTTGGATTTCACCATATTCTTGGGGAGTGATTGCTTCTTCGGTCAGTGGCCTAAAAAACTTTTCATTTGCTGAGCTGAGAGCGTCAAACAAATGAAATATAGCTTTATCGATAACTTGCTTGCGATTTGACATGAATAATTCCTGGTTAAAAATCAAATTCTATCACAGGGTGAACTATTCGATTAAATCGAAGAGTTGAATTTTTCATGGTTATTTACTGATCAATTAATAGCTATTTGCACAAATCATACCAATACGGTTGATTTCCATAATATTTAACGCTATATTATTAGTGCCGCTAACGAGAGCGTAATCTTGGGACAACCTGGCTGAAGGGTTCTACAGTTGTGACGGGCACAAATCTCCGGGTCTACCTGTGACACAGGGTTCAAATGTCGAAAGAGGTTTTTAATGACGAATGAAGTTTTGGTTAATCAGAATCAGGCTAGTACTGATGCTGGGCTTTCTAACGTCGGTACTTCGCAAGAGTACATGACACAGGATAAAGCGAATTACTTGATTACTAAGGCTAAGGAGTCTGCTTATGAGCGCGGACGCAATGAAGCCTTGGCGAGTCAGCAATCTGCTTCCCACGCACCGGTGAACATGGCAACACTGACTGAGGCTCAGATTATCGATTTAATCGATAAGCGAAGCGATGAAAAAGTGACTGCCAAGGTTCAGGCCCTTGCTCAAGAGCAATCTAACGCTAACGTAGCCAGACAAATTGTGTCTGAGTATGCAGCGAAGATGGCAGAAGGACGCAAGGAATATGACGATTTTGATGAAGTTGTAGGCGCGTTTAATATCCAGAACAGCCCCCAAATGGTGGCCCTGGTTAACAGCGTACCTGGAACTGAGCATTGCATGTATGAGATGGGTCAACATCCTGAGAAATTCAGTGATATTGAAAACTTGCTAAGGAATGGTCATCGTGTCGCTGCTGAGCGAGCCATGAAAAAGTTAAGTGATTCGATACTGAAGAATAAGGAAAAGGCACAGACTGCACAAGCAACGAAAGAGCCAAAGCCATTGAGTCAGTTGAAATCCTCTACCGCGTCCGTTGACGGTAGTTCGACTGTTCCGATGACTCAAAAATCAATGAAAGATGCTATTAGGGCGCTTCGTAAATATTGAGACAGGGTAACCGACAGTAAGAGACCGGCAACGAAGTTTGATCGTTGATGGAGACTTTTACATGGTACCTGCAAATATTTTACAACAAGTTGTGACCTGGAACATGGCCGACTTGGAAATCTTCCAAAACAACTGTTGCGTCGTTTCTACGGCCAATACTCGTTTTCGTGACCCAGAAAACTTCCCGGGCAATTTAGGCTCCAGTGTCAGCTACGAAACCCCGCCTCGTTTTGTGTCTCAAGATTCCTTGGTTGTTAACTTCCAAGAAATCCAACAGAACTCACGTACATTGACCGTTAACAAACAAGAAAACGTGTCATATGCTGGTACTGCTGAACAAATCGTATTCAACAATCTTGAAGAATACACCACACGTCTTGGCGACGCCGCAATGGCAGAGCTGGCTTCTAAAGTCGAATCAGACGTTACAACCCTCTTTGAAACCATTCCTTATCGTTTCTTCGGTAACGGTACTAACCCAATCAACTCTGCCCAACAATTGGCTCAGATGATTGCTAATTTCCGTTCATACTCAAGTGCCCCAGGCATATTGAAAGTCTATCTTGACCTTCAATCCATTCCTGCGATTGTTTCTACCATGCAAAACCAATTCACTCTTGAGCGAAACAATGAAAACGCTATGAGCTGGATGGTGGGTAACTGGGCTGGGGTCGAGTTTTATAGCTCCAACTTGCTGCCAATTCACTTCTCAGGTACTGTTGGTAATGCAACTTATCCTTCAAGCGTATTGACTGTTCTTAGTACCAATGACCCTACAGGTAACAATATTACCCAAATAACTTGGTCTGGTGCGGGCACTAGTGATGTGAACGCTATTAAGGCATATGACCATTGCCAATTCGTTAACTATGGTGGGGCAACTGTTCCTTACTGGCTAACCTGGACTGGCCACAACCAAACCAGCTTGCCTGTACAGTTACAAATCACTGCTGATGCGGCTTCAGATGGTTCAGGTCATGTGACAACCAGTATCTATCCTGCCCTTTGTGCTACTGATGGCAATATGAATCAGAACATCCCAATCAACATCGTTGCGGGCATGACTGCACAGTTTGTGCCTTCAGCTAAAGTGGGTTGTGCTGTGTCTGATAATGCTTTGTATGTGGCTATGCCTAAGCTGCCAAGTACTTATCCTTTCCCATCCTCTACGGCTACCGATGAAGATACCACTGTGTCAGTACGTTTGTATTATGGTGTTATTCCATTCCAAAACGTTTACGGCTGGACAAGGGACGTGATTTGGGGCAAAGACATGGTTCCACAAAACTCCATGGCAATGTTCTTCCCATTGACCCAAAACAACGGCATTGGTATGTAAACCAGGGCGCGAGAAGTGCACCGGCAATTGGGCTGGTGCACTCTGGGTTTAACGGAGGGAATTCATGGCTGTTGCTTACACTACTCGTCAGTTAATTATTGACTCATATTATCTGAGCGGTATTGTAGGACGCAATTATGAGTTCACCACCGGTGATGAAATCAACGATGGGTTAGACCGTCTTAATGATTTTTTGCAAATCAAAGGCGCAGAAACAAAGTTTATTCAATATTACACCAAGTTTGAAGACAATTTTGTCATTGGACAAGAAGTCTATTTCATCCCAAACCTAGTTGAAATAGATACTTTCACTTTCTTTTTAACTAATCCATATCAAACGTCTACCACAACAGTACGTTTTCAAATGGAAAACCTTAGCAGAGAAGAATACTTTGCATATCCCAGGGCTGAAGGAGTGAAGTCGATTCCTTACACCTGGCATATGGAGCGATGCCTTGGTGGCTGTAACATTTATGTTTACTTTCTTCCTGTGCAGCCTTATTTATTTCAAATTACGGGTAAGTTTGCGCTGCTAAATACGGGCTTGAATCAAGATTTAAGTCAATTATTTGATGGATGGTATTTGACCTATCTTAAATATGGCTTGGCAATATGGCTATGCGAATGGCGTTCTGTTACTCCTCCATTGAGTGTTGTTAAGACATTTGAGCAAATGGAACAATCTTTGAGTACATTGAGCCCTTTTGATTTTACTCTTAGGAAGTTGGAGTATTTTGCAACTGGGGGAGGATTGAATTGGGGCGATATAACATACGGCAAAGGGTGGCGCAAGCCCAGTTAAAGCCACCATTATATTATTATATCCTTTATTTGAAAGGGATGAAATAGGAGGTCTAAAAGTAATTGCAAGTTTATGTTGATATAAATGGAGGACTAAATTATAATCCTGGTTATCAAAACTTAGGAGTATTTTCTATGTCTGAAATTATCAAAACTTGCAAAGTCCATGGCCCATTAACTATTGACCAGGTCTCAGTTAACCCACGGAAAGATAGACCTAATGGAAAGGGCGAAATTAGATGTTTGCAGTGCAAAAGTGCCATTGCTGCTAGAGCATATGAAAAAAGAAAGACAATTTTTATTGAAACTGCGACTGACGAAGAAAAGAAAGGGGTCAGAGATGAGATTAATGCAAAGGTGAGAGCAGATAGACTGATTGATCCAGAAAAATATCGTAATCAAGAAAATAAAAAGAGACAAAAGAATTTAGAGCGCTCAAGAAAGTTAGACATCTTAAAAAAGTACAATTTCACAGAAAAGCAATATGATGACATGCTTGAGACTCAGGGTCATAGATGCGCAATATGCAAAGAATATGAAACTCGAAAGAGCAGAACTCCTGGAGAAATATCTAGGCTTGCTGTAGATCACTGCCATAAAACGGGTAAAGTTAGAGCTTTTTTATGTCACAAATGCAATCAGTTCATTGGATTCTGCAATGAGGATGAAAATATATTGATGGAAGGCATAATTTATCTTAGGAAACACAACACAGAATGACTATGCGCCCCGCACCATCACCCCCAAAATCTGAAGTCCCTTTGAAAATTGTGGGAGGATGTACTTTTGGACGTAACCATAAAATCTCTTCTGAACGTACTTATAACATGTTCGTCTCAGATGACACACTCATTCAAACGCCTGGTTATCGTGTAGTCATTACCCCCAAAATTGGTGGTAAAGGTCGGGGTATATTTGCCTCATCTCGTGGTGGCTTCATGGTGACCGTGATAGACAATGTTGTCTCACGTGTCCAGGGGCCTGAGGGTGCGCTCGAAGAAACAACCTTGTTTGAGCTGGGAACATATTTTGGTGATGTCACGATTGAGGAAAATTCTAATTATCAGATATCCATTTGTGATGGCTTGGATTTATGGATTTACAACTGGAAATCGAATGTCGCTGTTAAGGCTACGCTGCCTGTGAGTGAAATCACTGATAACACCATCATCCCTGGCTACGTCACCTATCATGACGG